CGGGGTTCCCCCCGTGGTACCACACTCGTGGTTTATGCTTTCTGGGAAGTGCGATCCCCTAAGGGGAGACACTTAGTCTAACGCCTGAGCGTAGACTTATCGCTTAGGATACCCGGTGCTAAGCAATGCCGACTATTTCTCACAGACAAAGGACTCTTTACAGCACTTTTGCTAGTGACTGGTTGAGTCAACCTGTAACCATTCCGGAACCTAACGTTATATCAGCCGAAGTTCGAAAAACTAAGGTTGATCTTGACGGATGGCGTCCTATGACGCCTTGGTTCAAGATTACCACTTATGGTGGTAATTACGTTTGGGTAGAAGGTACATTTACCTGTGATTATCACGGAGGCTATCCGAAGACAGAGAATGAGAATTCTCCTATTCGTCGGTTAAACCTTCCTGATTGGTCGGCTTGGCCTAGCGAAGCGAACGTTAAGAACGCTGCGCTCTCTAAGATGAAGGACCAAAGTGTAAACTTAGTCATGCTTCTTAAAGATCGCTGTGAGACCATAAATGGAATCACTAATAGGCTTAATAGCCTTTTACGTTCTGTTCGTTACGCTCGGCGCGGGGAGCTCGTTAAGAGCGCGCGCTCACTACGGAAGTGGTGGCGTACGCGTACACCCGGTATCGTTAATAAGTTTAGGGCTCTCAACTCCAAGAGTGGAAAGCCCTTAGGCCGTATGTGGTTGGAATTAAATTTCCTCCACATGCAAGCCATTAACGATGTTAACGGTCTTATCAAAGAGCTAAGTCGTGACCCCGCGGTTGGTTTTATTCATGCTCGTTCCGGCCTCTCTCTTGAGGTTACGGACACAGTACGCGTCGGAAGTGGTTACAGTTGGGATTACTACGGTTTCCCCACTGTTACCATTAAACGCGAACGTATTGTGTACGCACAGGTTTCGGCACTCCCATACTTGGGATTCCTTACCAGTGCATCACGCATGGGCATAACCAATCCTTTATATGTGGCTTGGGATTCTATCCCACTTTCCTTTGTGGCTGACTGGGTTATCCCTGTTGGCCAATACCTTAATGGCTTCGATGCCCTCTTAGGTATGAAATTCAAAGGAGCACATATAGGGACCATTGAAAGGTCCCAAGTCGTAAATGCCTCGTTAGAGGCACCTAGCGGCTACACGATATCTGGAAATCCAAAAGTTAAGGTCCTTCTCGGGAAAAGTTTCAAAAGAACTCTTACCGATCAGTTACCTGACTTGCCGGATATCCGGAACCCCCTTTCAGGTTTAGCCTGGAAGGCCGCCACGGTAGCTGCCTTGCTTGCAAGCGCTGTCCGTGAACCTCAACGTAAAGCCCGCTAACTTTTTAGCGCATCAAGGCAATGTATGCCTCAAATCAAGACGTTAGTCGTTAACAACGGCTCTGCAGACGTTTCTTACGTACCTGCAGGTAGCGATGCTAACAGCACCGTGTTTGTGAACCGTGGTAATACCCTTCGCGGTATTTCCCGAATCACTACTTCCATTACTCCTGCGGCTCAGGCAGCGAACGTTCAACGTTCAATGCTTAAGTTCGACAAGAAGAAGGAGGTCACGGTGGACAACATAGTCAACGTTAATGACGTGTCGTTGTACTCGCTCAGCATTGCGCTGAACGGTGCAACACTTCGCCAGGAGCGTCTCGCGGCCCTACAAGAGTTCATCAGCTTGCTGAATGATCCCGATGTAAAAAATTACATTGTGGACCATGAGTCGTTCTTCTAATAAGAAGCGCGCCTCTGAACTAGTGTATGAACACGAGATAGACTATGAAGTCAAAAACGACTCAACCAAAGCGTGCATCCACAGCTGCCCATATCATGGATATGTGCAGACGTATCTACAAGCTGACGTCTTCAGATATGGAGACCTCTGTTTCTGTGGAGGAATTCCACAAGATCGAGTTTCCCCCTACTAAGGACGTTTCACCAACACAGTTCGCGAAAGCGTACTTGAGGTATCATCTTCTTCGGAAGAACAGCTTTGTAGATTTAGGCCAGAATAGGAAAGGGCTAGCCCTCTCACAATTCTTGGCGGTGGAAGAGCGAGTACGTGCCAAGAACAGGACGCTGCTAGATGACTGCCATAAAGTGGCCGCATCCCCTGTGTTGTACAGGGCATCGCGTAAAATAAGTCGTCTACTAGGCACCTTCTCTTGGGACTACGTACTACCTCACCTTGACATGACTAGCGGGGCCTCAACTCGTTTAACACGAGCTAAGGGTAACGCTGGCTTCAAGTTTTGCGGAAGACCGCATTGCACCCCGCAAGCTCAACATCTCGTCAATCTCTTCTTGTACACCGACCCGGTATACATGAAGGGTATTACTGATGTTGGGCCTGTGGAGCCTAAGTCGTTGACAACTGTTGTGCCGTCATCGCGCTTAGACTTTGTCCCTAAAAGTTATAAGATTGATCGCACGATTTGCATCGAGCCTGAAATGAACATGTTCTTTCAGCGCGGCATTGGGCGCCTTATCAGGAGTAAACTCCGAAAAGTGCACATTGACCTCACGGATCAATCTCGTAACCAACACCTCGCCTTCCATGGCTCGGTGATGGGGGACCTCGCTACAATTGATCTCGAAGCAGCAAGTGATAGCATGAGCCTTAAGCTCTGCCAACAGTTATTGCCTTGCGATTGGTTTGAAGCGATGGATATGGTGCGTAGTCACTACGTAACCATGCCGGATGGCACTCTTCACCACTTATCGAAGATTTCTTCGATGGGTAACGGTTTCACGTTCGAACTAGAGACATTAGTCTTTTGGGCGATCGCTGTAGCCGTTGTTGAAGAGTTAGGATGTCGTGACAAAACTGTAGCCGTTTACGGGGACGATATAATCGTTCCTGTTGAGGTTGCGGATCGTGTGATTGAGGTTCTCTTTGCGTGTGGTTTCCACACAAATAAAGAGAAGACTTTTACTCACGGACCGTTTCGGGAGTCGTGCGGTAAGCACTACTTCCTGGGACATAACGTCACGCCGTTCAACGTCAAGGATCTACACGAAAACATCACAGACGCGCTGTATGTTTATAACAGCTTTGTCGAGTGGTGCTCACGAGTAGGTATGACGTGTCCTAGCCCACGGAAATTTGGCATTACTGGGAACCATCCCATAGTGCCTCCGCGGTATGGACTACGTGCAGGGATCGTACGTAAAGAGAATCCCTACCGGGTAAACCGGGATGGGCTCTTTACGGTTGAATACTACACGTATGTTCAGCGACCGATACGCGCGCCTCACTTCGGGAACTACTATATGACGCTTTTGCGCCATACAGAGATTCCCCGGAGTGACGTGCGTATGGCTGGACGCCAGCTAGTCCGACGAAAGTCGGAATATCCGGTCTCTCATTGGGACTAACTAGGAATCCGAACCGCATCTGAAC